GTATGTACCGAAAACATCAGCTAAAAGTCTAAATTCTTGTCTCATTGCGTAGTAACAACGCTTATGAATGGCACTCATGACCCTTGAGCCACGTTCCAAGAGGGCAATAGTCGTTCCAACTGCCCTATTTTGAGCATCATTACCGATTGCATTGTCTGTTATGGAAGCGAATCGCTGACCAGCTTGTACAACAAAGCCTAATAATTGAAATAATGTGCCACTTGGCTCTTTAAATGGTAAAATTTGAAACTGATCTTTGATATTACCACCAGGTGCGTCAACATCTCTGAACTCACCAGGTTGAAAAGGCTGATCATCATCTCTAATTCTCATACCTCTTGACTTAAATCCAGCTGGTAAGTTACTTAAAGTACCAGCGTCTAGTAATTGTCTCAGTGCAGCTGTAGCAGTCCTTGATAATCCACCAATCATGTGTATTAAACCAAAACCATAGAACCCTAAACCAGGTAAAAACTTGTAATGTACAAAATATTCTTTTCTTTTATACACAGGATCGTTCATTTCAAAATTTCTATAGATAGAAAGCACTTCTTGTGAACCTTCATCAATGGTTACAATATAAGGAACCTTTATATTTTTATCTGCGTTCTCTATTTCATACTCATCAATATCTAAATCCACATGCATTTCTAAAACATTAAATTGATAATCTTTATCTCCGTTATCTGAAACCCCTTCAATAGAATCATACTTATCCTGTATCTCACTATCGTCACTTCTTGAAGGAAGGATATCTACTTCTCTATAGAAACCACTACGTTGTTTTTTTAAAATATCATTCTCACTCATTTTGACGAGATGCGTGATTCGTTCACAGTCTTTTAAGTCTGTTGCGTAATAAGGCACGATTAAATCTTCAGCTGGTACAAATTTAGATATAGCTCTTTGCATCACTTCATCGTAATAAATTTTCTTAAACGCTGAACCTGCTAAAGGAAGATAAAATAATAATTGGTCAAAGTCAGGAGTATACTCCTCCATTTGTTCCATCAACATATAGTTCATAAAATCTTGCACTCTTTGTGCTTGTTGTTCCTTGTCTCGTGTTACGTCACCAATGACTTGTGTACGAACAGGACCGTCACTTGGTAATAACTCTTTGTACGCTTGTGCTTGAAATTGTGTAACAGACTCGGCTAGTAATGGATGGGTAACGGAACTCGCCCCTTGGAACGGTCTACTGTCTTCGTTCAATTTAAAACCTAGTAAATCCAAACCAGAGGTGTATGCTTTTTCCCAATCACTTCTAGATTCTTTATCTTTTTTATAATCTTGAATTAGCTCACTACTTATTCTAGATAAAGTTCTGTCATCCATGTCTTCAGCTAGATTAGAATAAAATTCTTTTTGAGCCTCTACTGCTTCTTCTATAACCTCTTCCATATCAGAAGGTTCTTTTATTTCTACTTCAACTTCACTATTAGAATCTTCTACCAAGCCACCTTCAGTTTGTTCTGTAGGTACTTGTAAATTTTCTTCTTCATTTATCATAGAATTTTTGTCTTTCGGTTTCTACCAAGTTTAGTTTTAACTTTTATAAATTTACCCTTCTTAGCTCTTTCGTAATACATAGGATACATTTTAGGTGCACTAGCTATTTGTTGTTTTTGCATTTCTACTCTATTACGAACCTCTGAAGCTAAATCTGGTGCTTCCATATTTACTTGAGGAGGTCCATCAATTAAATCCCTTAAAGGTTGAAGAGGACTTTCACCAGTTATGGTTTGATACATTGCTAACTTATCCTTAAACCCTTTTTTACTTTTAGTAGGTTTAATTACATCACTTTCTGGTTGGTAACTATCTCTAGTAGTAATCTTTTTCTTAGGGTTTTTTTTCTTTTTTAATTCTCTTTCTTTTCTTACTAGTTGATCTCCTTTCGAGCCTAGTGGATAACCAGTGGGTTTCTCATCACTTTCTACTAATCTTCTTGCTAAAGAATTTTTTGGATAAACAGTCATTTGTCGTCACACTGGCAGATTTTACCAAATAATCTTTTTTTAACTTTACTTATTTGTATTTTAATATAACCAATAGATTTTTTTATTTTTCTTTTAATTTTTTTCATTAATATCCTCTTTTTGCTAATTTAGGTGTAACAAGTAATCCACTTTTTCTTATTTTAATTGGATTTTTAGCTTTGGAAACATTACTTCTTTTTTCATCTCTTAAATCTCTAGGGTCTACTATAACTGTAGGTCCAGTTAAGATAGGACCACCTTCATTTTTTTTCTTTACTTTTTTCTTCTCCATGGTTTTTAAGATAATAGACTTAACGTCATATTTATATGACGGATTATTACGTCTTATTTGGTCTGTCCAATCATATGTAATTTTAGGTTCTCTAGGTTTGTTTTTACTACTACTCATGTCTATCCTCAATAATAATTATACGATTTAGGTGGTAGGTCTGTATTATCCACATAGTCAGAGTATAGTTCAATAAAGTTGCCTTGTCTATATCTCAACAAAGCTTGAGTTGTTGAATCAACATAGTCATCATGTGAACCATGTGGAAAACTAGCACACTCTTCAATTACTTCATCTGCAAAAGCTTCTCCATGTGGATACCACACTGCACCACTTTCAAAAAGAGGAGCACAAGAGTTTACTCTAGTGTGTTTATCGTTACCTCTACTTGGTACGAAAGGAATAACTGGTATACCCATTCTACGAAATTCTTGTGTTAAAGGTTCACCACTTGCTTTCTGTTCAATAATAATACTTTCTGGTTCCCAATATTTATAAGCCTCCATTGCCATGACTTTTAATTCTGGAAAATCATACTTACCTCGAATGGCATCTAACAATATTAAATTAGGTGTAACTTCGTCAGGATAAAATACTCCCCACGTTGTAATAGCAGAATAGTCAGCAGTTTCTTTTTTACTGAACGCTGTATCATAACTTTGTATAACATGAACTAAGTTTGGCATACTATCTTCTTTCCAAGGTTGCCACCATTCTCTTTTTAATATAGCTCCTTCCTCTGAGGTAGGTTCTTGCATATACTGAGCTGACCAATTTCTTATAGGTAAGGATGCTTTGATTTTTTCTAATTCTTCTAGTTCCCAATATTCTGACCAAACTGGTTTACCGTCAGGTAAGATCGCTGGAAATGAAATTGTTTTCCACTTATCTGCTTTTGGTTCTTTTTGAGCCTTCAATAATCTACCAGTCAAATCATCTTCAGCCCATCGTGTCATGACTAATAATATAGATCCACCAGGTTGTAGTCTCTGTCGTGGTCCTGAGGTGTACCAATCATATGCACGTTCCATTGCCATGTCTGACATAGAATCTTGTTCCGTATGTGGATCGTCAATAATCAATAAGTCTGCACCACGACCAGTTATGGATGCTCCAACTCCAGCTGCGTAATATTCACCACCTTGGTTTGTTTCCCATCTACCTTTAGCTTTGGAGTCTTCACGAAGTTTAACGTCACCAAAAATTTGTTTATACTCTGAAGAATCAATTATATTACGAACCTTAGAACCGAACCTTACTGCAAGTTCAGTGTTATGCGATACTTGCATAATTTTTAATTTTGGATACTTACCAATAATCCATGCAGGAAAGTATACTGATGCAAATTCAGATTTTGTATGTCTAGGTGGCATATTTATTACGAGCCTTCCTTTTCTTTCTGAAGCTATTTTTGTAAATTCATTTGCGATGATTTGATGATGACCCCACTTACTAGGCTCTTTTTCTTTTCGACACATAAAGTCTTGCCACATCTCTTGAACAAAATATAAAAAATTATCTTGGCATAATTTAATATGTTCAATAAAAACTTTTTCAACTCTTAATCTAAGTCTGTCTGTTGTTAAATGGTCAACACTCATTATTTTTTTGACATCCATGCTGTAGCACCCATATAAGCACCAACGATACCAGCTCCAGAAATATAAAACAAATTACTAATATCACTTAGAGCCTCAATTTTTTCTATTGTTATAAATGGCATAAACATCATTGCAGTAAATAAACCCATTCCTACTAAAGTAAATGTTGCCATTCTTCTTTGAGCTCTATGCTTTCTTAGTTCATGTTCTGTTTTTTTAATTTCTTTCATATTTTCAAGTTCTTCATCAGACACTGTTCCGTCTTTATTCATGTCATATTGTGCATAAGTAGAATTTTTTTGCAATTTTTTTTCCATGAGCCTCTTATAACATAAAAAAAACGATATGTTTACTCCCTATATGTATGTATGTAACTCAACCTATACACTGATCTGTGGTACCATAAATTTTTGCGACCTTAAAAAAAATAAAAAAAAAACCTTGACCTTTTACCTTTTATCCTGAGCCTTCTTTTTTGGTATATCAGAACAAACCACGAACAAATGCAGTTATTTAACATAATGTGTGTTATGCGAACTAGTTAAACGAATCAGTTGCCGAGTTAATTATTTGACGTAAGTTTTGCAGTGTATATTTTTTTGTAGCAATTGTATCGAACCGTTCTACTTCAGGAACATTACCAGAACAAAACGAGTACAAACTAGGAACAAGTCTCACAAGTTTGAGCGTCCTCTGCGAAGGGGCTAAAACTAGGTTAACTACATTGCCTCCAACCTTGAGGTAATCTAACTGCCAAAGTATTTGATATTTAGATAAGCCTAGTTTCTTATCATCATTAGCTTTTAATTCTAACCAGAATGACTTACCTTTTATACAAGCGTGTACGTCTGGTATTCCGTTAATAGTAGTGGATTCAACCCTCATACAATTCCATGTGCTTTCTTTCTTTTGTATCTGGTTAAGTGCTGACCATATGTTCTTTTCCATAATGGATCTCCAAATAAAAAAGTGCACCCAAAGAAATGACGCTTCAGGTGCAACAAAGGATAGTCACTGAAGTGTGACAAAACAACCCTAAACTATTGTTTAAGGAATATCAATAGCTAATTCCAGTCTTCTGCTTAGTCAACTTATCTTGGTCTTTTTCTAGTGTATTTCTTACATTAGTCCAATATCTTATTACCCAAGTGTCGTTAGATTTATCAATAACTGACTGTGTGTCATTAATCATTTTATTCATGAATATTATTTGCTCGTCTAATTTTTCTTCTTGTTCCATTAAATGACTTTTAAATTTACTCATCTTTTTCTCCTTTTTGTTTTTCTATCATTGTTAAAATACTGTGTGCTAGTTCTAATCTGCCACCCAAAAACCCTTGTTCAAAACTATCTACTGAATTATCGTAAGGATGTTTGTTGTTATCATCTAACT